GACAGCGCGCACCTCGGCAGGTCGGATGACGCCGCGCAGCTCCATCGGGCGAATCACGTAGTCCTGCGCCCGGGGCATGCTCGCGTAGCCCGCTGCGCCCTGGAAGTCCACCAGCGCACTGCCGCCAGCGTAGAAACTGCCGCTTGCCGTAGCCGCACCGCCGAAGGCAGGGAACGAAACCCCGGCCGCCTGCAGCGCCGCCGACGCAATGGCGCCAGCCAGCAAGGCTGTGCTGCCCGTGCCGGCCGCTTGCATTTGGGCCGTGGCCGTAGCGCCGCCCAGCAAGGTGGGCTGACCACTCCCCGCAGCCGACAGCACAGAATCGGACAGCAGCGTGCCACCGGCCACTTCGACCAGGGCAATCTCTGCAAACCCGATTTCGTGCATGACGGCCAGCATGGGGATCAGTCCTCAGTGATGGCGCTGGTGTTCTTGATGCGAGGGGCCACACCCAAGGCCACGGTGATGGCCGGGGTGAGCGCGCCCTTGTAGAGCACCTTGCCCGCGCCGCTGACCAGCGTGCCGATGGATGCGTGCGTGGCCGTGCCACCTGCGCCGCCCGTCATTTCGGGGAAAAGCACATCAGAAACAGGGCTCACGCTGTTGGCCGTCACGGTCCAGCCCGCACCAGTGCGCAGCACCGCAAGTCGCGTGTACCCGGTGTAGGAAATCTCGCTGGTCGTCTGGCCGCCAGCCTCGCCAGGGTCAGCGGTGTGCAGCGCCAGGAAAAGCGATGTCACCGGCGAGCTGGCCGCGTTGTCGGCAAGCCCAGCGATTGGGGTGGCGTTGAAGATCAACTTCAACAGGTCATTCTCAAAAACGTTGCTCTTGCTCATGGTGTTACCTCAGTGTTCAGGGCTCCAGTAGCGCCCGGTCGGTGTCAATCTGCTTGCGCAGCAGCACTACTTCGGCTTCACGTCGGGTAAGAGCTGCTCGGTGCTCTGCAACCACTGCTGCCCCCTCGACAATGTGGCGGTCGAAGGCTTCAAGTCGATCTGCAATACCGCCGCTGGCAGTGGTGCAGGCTTGGGCTTGCGCGCGATAAGTGGCGGCTCTGCGCTCGGCACCGAGGCGCATGCGCTCAGCAGCAGCAAGGTCAGCGCGAGCAATGGCGTCACGAACAGGCTGCGAGGTAGTGAATTCATCGGAGTTCTCCTGGGTGCCTTTGGTATGGGCGGCTTCCTTGCCTGCCGTGGCGGCTTCGTCTGCGCGCACGGCTTCGGAGCGCTTGAGGTTTGCCTGCGTGTGCTGGGCGCGAATGTCGGCAATCTGCGCGTCGTAGCGCCAGGCTTGCACATGCCAGGTTGCCACCGCTGCGATAGCGGCACCTGCGATGGCTGCGGCTGTGTGCGTGTATAGCATCACGCCCATCCTTCTCGGCGCTGCTTCACGCGCGTCCAGACAACGTACCCACACAGCGCCACAACCACCATGAGAAGCACCGGCACCAGCCAGTCTCCCAGCGCCTGCGTGCTCTCCTTCATATCAGCCACGGTGCGGGCAGTCTCTGCCACCGTGGCAACCGCCGCAGTTCCGCCCGCCACGACTCCAGCGCGGTTGATCGGGCTTGCCACCATGGTGCTCTCGGGGTCGATGCGCTGCGGCATCTCTGGGGTGATCGGGTCGCTCACATCGTCCGGCATGGGGGTGAGGTACAGGGCTGATTCCTCTGCGCGGCGCTTGGTGAGGCCCGCGTACACCTTGCCCCCGGACTTGTTCCACAGCCCGAAGGCCCGGGCCGCCGCCTGGTGGTCGCCCAGGTTGTGCGCTTTCAGCACAGTGGAACGCTTGAACCCACCCGCCCCGATGTTGTAGCAAAGGCTGGTCATGGCATCAAATTCGTTCTGGTTCGGCTCGTTCGTGCAGCCCTGCCACACGGCCATTTCATACGGGCGCAGTTCCTCGATCAACCGGGCGTCCGCTTCGGCCCGCGTCATCACATCGCCCATCTTCACGCCGTGGGTGAAGCCGTAGCCGATGGTAGGCACATCGCCGGGGACGGGGATATACGCCTTCGCGCGAAAGCCCTCCAGACGCTTCAGGCGCTCGCGGCTTGGGTTGGACAGGCGCATCATTTCGCCCGCTCCAATCTGTCATTCACCTTGTCCACGGAGCGCTTGATTTCTCCCAGCGTTTCCCGAATCTCGCTGAATTTTTCGGCAGACCGCAAGTCCTGCGCGCTGTCCATGACGGCCTGAGCCTTGCGACTTTCCTCCAGCACAACAACACGCTTATCAAGGGTGGTCCAAGTCACCATGATGGTGACCAGAAACCCCAGAAACGTGAGGACGTGGCCCAAGTTGATGGTGTTGTCGAATCTCACGCCGTGCGTCCTCTCTCTGCGTTCAGCGCCGATGTATTTTTTGGTTTCCATGACGGACTCCCAAGTGTTGCCAACTACGCCGCTGGCGCAACAGTCGCCGCGCTCTCCAGCTGCTCACCCAGCTCAGCCTTGAACAGACCGTAATTGGTCACGGCCAGCTGCGCATTGCCGCCGTACTCAGCGTCCTTGCTCCAGGCGCGATACAGCACGTAGTAGCGCAGCGCGGTCGCCCACTCGTCGGGCAGGTCAATGTTCCCGCTCACGGTGGCTGCTGTGGCGCCGCTTGCGGTGGGCGTCGATGCCGGGTAGGCCGAATACACCAGCTCCAGCGACGTGGTGGCCGCAGCTGGCGGGTAAGTCAGAAACACGCGCGGCTCGCGCAGGTCGTGCATGAAGTGCAGCACCTCGGCCGATGGCGTCATGCCCTGCCAGTCGCGCACCGTGGCATCAAGCAGCACCTGATCCACCTTGGTGATCGCGCGCTTGCGCCCAGCTGCGTTGCGGGGGATGTCAATGAGGGATGCGGCCGCCGCTGGAAGCGTGTGCCGTGCGCCGGGTGCGGCCGGTGTGAACGTCACCACCGTGGCCGTCTGGTCCGGGCGCTTTTGTGCAATGGCACGCTGCCCGTCATGCAGGTGCTTCACCAGGTCTGTAGCAGGCCAGCGAATGCCGCTGGGGTCCTGCAGCTCCAGCTGGGCATCGAGGATGATGGATTGGGCGGGCGTGGTCACTATGCATTCCTGTCGGTGCGACAAGAATCAAGCCAATTTCCTCGGAGTCAACGAAAAACCCGCCGCAGTTGCCTGGGGCGGGTTTTTTGGGTTGTTTATGGTTACTCGGGGGAAGGTTCCGGCGCTGGCTCCGGCGCTGGCTCTGGCGGCGTCCACGGAGCGGGCTCAGGCTCGGGCACAGGCTCGGGCGCAGGCTCGACAAAACTGGCCGTGCTGATAACTTCCTGCGTTTCCGTGTTCAGGAAAGACTCTGCAAGCCACAGCGACCCATCAGCCTCGCGGTAGTAGGTCTGCCCATTTTTTTCCCAAGGTGCTTCCATTTTTTAGCTCCATGCTTTGAGTGACACATAACCCAGCGTCGCGCCGACGCCAGCCGTACTGACCCGCGCGCGGGCAAAGGTGGCCGACTTATTCACCGTGGCCTCCACCGTGCTCGATGCCACTGCAGTGAGCGGCGTGCCCACCGCATACCAGTTCACGCCGTCTTCGCTGCCTTCGACCTGGAACGCTGGCGGCGTCGTCGTGATAGCGCCCATGTTGACGATGAGCTGCAGGTTGTTGGCCGCGCCTTGGAACAGCATGGGCGTCACGCTGTTGAGTGTGTTGGGAACAATCGTCCGATCCATCAGGCGCTTCTGAGGCTCAGACGGCATGAACGGCAGCACGTTGCGCAAGACAGAGCGCGTGAAGCTCGGGCTGGTGCCGCCCACCGTCTGCACGTAGCGGATGTGTCTGCCGCTCGCACGCAAGATCGGCGTGTTGTAGTTGCCAATCGCCGTGATGCGCTGCATCTCATACAGGGTCACCCAGTTGGTGCCACCGTCAAAAGATTCTTCCACCCTGACGTCGAGCGTCGGCGTCGTTCCGGCGACGGCTGTCACATTGACGTTGACCTGAAAGCCGTTGCCCAGAGCATTGGAGATTGTCGCCGAATTTGCCGACGCGGTGATGGCCGCTGAGGCCAAATCGGTGATGCCGGTAACAGCAGGGTGCATGTACCAGCCGCCAAGGCCAGTGGTCGCGGAGATAGCAGCACCAGTGGATTGGTACACGTTAAGCGATCCGCCCATGGTGTACATCGGCAGGATCTTGTCATTGCGTAGCGTCCCCTGACCGTCAATCTGTACGCGGCTCTCGCTCCACGAAGTGACGGAGATATCGTGGCTGCGCAGCGTAGGCCGCAAGATGACAGCGCCGCCCGCGTTCGTGAGCGACAGCGTATTGAGCGCAGGAGAGATGCGATTGCTAGCGATGCCATAGACAGGCCGCAGGATCAGCGTGGTGGTCGCAAGATGTGCAACCTCCCATGCGCCATCGATACCGAGATCCGCACCGGCCACATCTTCGCGCACGCCGTGGGTGTTCACGTAGTCGCCCAAATTCAGCCCGGCCCAAGTTGCTGACCCCACCAGCTGCAGCCATGTCTCGCCGTTTGCCACAATGGATTGCACAGACTGCACCACTTGCGCAATGATGCCGGGCTGGTCCTTGCCACCGTTGGCAATACACACCATACCGCCGTAGGACGTTGCAATCGCCGCCGTGCCGATGACTGCGGTAAACGTGGTCGCGTCCACCACGGTCACAGCCACAGGCGTCGTGATAGGCGCGAAGTTGGTGGTGTCCCGGATGCCCTTGAGCGTGACGTAGTTGCCGGTGGCAAGGCCGTGAGGCACATCGGTGTAGATCGTGGCCGTGGTCGATGCGGTCAGCTTTTCTGCCTTGACGATCTTTGCAATCGGGCGAGAAACGTTGGCCGGCATGTAAAGCCGAAATCGCGGGTAAAGCGTTGC